ACTAAGGATGGAATCCAAGCCAGAATCTTCTGGATGGGACAACTCACGACGAGCAATCCGAGAATGAACGGACTACTTGTTGGAGGTGCAACAGGGTACTAAAAAGTAGCTTGTTAACTGTAAAATAATCCTGATGGGGGGTGGTGAGTGAACTGGTGTTCTCCTTACCACCTCCTTGAGGGGTGTAACTAAAAAGGAAAGATGAAATGACAGGAAATGAAATGCTCGCCAATTTAGGGCTTAGACTGGAAGACCCAGTAGAAAGTGTGTTTACATCTACTGCCAAATTAGATGCCTTAAATCTTGCTCAAAAGACCGTTGTAAATATGATTGACAATGCTTATTTGGGAGAGCTTCAAACTATTGCAAATAACAAAGTTGCAGGAGCTGGGGCACGCTGGAGTACCTGTACGTTTACAACAGCATTTGGTTCAGATTTGCCTATCAGGAATGGTATAATTACAATATTTGATGAAACAAATGATGTGTGGTGTACTAAGATTGAAGCGTCAGATGTTAAAAGGTTAGAGAATAGTTATCTTGCTGGTACATCTACAAATCCTATAGCATTTGTCTTCGATGAAACAATCTATGTTCAGCCACCATCTTGTGTTTTAATAGATGTATGGTATCTTAAATCTCCAACTGATTTAGCTGTTGGTACTGTTGAATGCGTACTCAATATAGCACTACAGGAACTGGTTTTAGATTTTGCTGAATCACAGCTCTGGAGAATGGATGCTAAATCTGACCGTGCACAGCTTGCATATACAAATGCTTTAAATGTTGTTAAGACTTTAAATGAACGGTATCAGGTAGAGAAACCTGAAGGTATAGGAACAAAGGGTAGATAGTGCCTGTTCAGCAAATCCCACTTGATGGGGGGCTGATCACACAGGTAGAACCTGAAGAAGTCGGTCTCGCTGGATGTACCGAACTCATAGACTGTGAGTTTGATAAACCGGGCTTAATCTATAAGCGTACTGGTAGGAGTGCTACCACATCAATTTCTGCAAATGTTGGTGAAATAATCAGATGGATAGCTCCAAATGGTACTGCATACTGGGTTGTATTTGATAGTTCTGATGGAAAGGTATATATAGCTGAAGACCTTACATCTTTAGGAGATGAAATATTTGACAGCACAGCAACATATGCCAATATTCAAAACTATGGAAGTATGCTACGATTTGCAAATGGAGTTGGCTTTGAATCTAAAGTCTATCAATACATAAATAGAGATTTCTTCTGGTATAACTCTAGTCCAGATTATGGTTATGATTATACTCCAGCATTCCACATAGATAAAGCCACTCCACAGGCTATTGCTTATGATCTTGTTCAATGTGGAAAATTATCCACTGAATATCAAACTTCTATGGGACATCAAACAAAGACCTATCAATATAGAATTACCTTTGTGTACGATGGAAATCAGGAAACTGAATTACCCAAATTAAGTATTGTAAGCAGTGAAATGGCTTTAGACGCATCAGTAGTTTCTCTCGATACAGATGTTTTCTTTTTTAATTTAAGATTTGATCAGACAGTTTGGAATCCCCGTTGCACTGGTATCAATATATATAGGAAGGAAGGTTCTGGTGCATTTTATAAGGTTCTTTCAGCCAATACCCTATCAAGGGATTCAGATTTAAATCTTCAGGTAGCAGATGCAAATGGTTTTGTGACTAAAGTGATAGTGGATACGTCCAATGGGTTAACCTCTGCAATAAATACTAAAAAATTATATTTAAATGGATTTACCCATACAATAGCCAGTGAGCAAAATGCCCAGTTTGCATCTATGGATGATGAAATAGATTCAAATATTGGAAATACTTGGGGGACAATACCGGGTACTGATGACTTAGTTTTTAACAACAACACCGGAACAACAGATTCTAACGATATTGGTGCTTGGTTTATTGGTGAGGATGTGACAAATGGCACAAGTGGAATTAAGGATAATAACGGTAGTACATATAACCACGCAAATTGGGATGACCAAGGGTCTGCAACTTTTACAATAGCATCATCAGCTACAGAGCAGTTATTTGGCAATAATTCTTTAAGATTTTATTCAGGTTTTCTTACTGGTAGTGCAGAAGAAGTTGCTTTTGATTTAGGATTTACAGGCTTAACTAGCACAGACAGTATCGTAGTTCAATTTTGGTTTAAAATGACTGGAATATTTACCGGAAATGAAACTGCTGTTGTTGGCATAAATGATGTAGGAGCAGGTGGGGGTGCAGATGTTTTAGTGATGGCTCACAGGGCAAGTGGGGCTACTGTTGGAGGAGCTACACCAGCCGAGGTTGGTGCAGGAGACAAGTGGAGGTTTGTTAATAAAAAGATTGTACTGAGTAGCATAGCCGGGTATACAAATGGTGATAATCTATATTTGACGGTAAGTATAGATGGAGAAGTAGGAGACCCCCCATATTTATATATTAATAATTTAGTCGTTGCACAAAATATATATTGTCCATCGAGTGGATATATAGCTTACGGCAGTGATGTAGTAGCATCAGAATCCTTCGATCTTGGGGTTGAAGATTCAGCACAGGGATGGGTGACACAAATAGGTGGGAGTTCTGCTGGTGCTCAGGCTGTTAAAAATAATTATCAGTATGCTTTTAGAAATTCAGGTTCTGGACTTGCTGTATCAACTACACAAACAGTCCATATTAACAGAAGTTATGGTTGGCAAGATGAGGGAACTACTCACAGGTTTTCATATCGTGACCTTGATGATACGGATGGTATAGTTCACCCTACTGGTGAGACATCCCTAGACGTTAACTTCACATATTCAGTCAATTTGGACGGAAGACAATATGTAGCTGGTGTTGCTTTAAATCCATCAGCAGAAAATGAAATACATAACGACTGGGTGATGTTTTCAGAACTTAGTCAGCCTGATGTAATACCAATCACTAATTATATAGCAATACCTGATCTTCAAGGTGGTGAAATCAAAGGTCTAGCCAAACTTATAGGTGACCTTGTAGTATTTCAAACCAAAGGAATCTACCGTATATCAACTCCATCAGCTAATCCACTTAGCTGGAGTTTATCAGAATCAGAACCCAATATTGGATGTATAGCTCCAGATTCAATAGTTGAGCACGATGCTGGTGTATTTTTTGCAGGGAGTGACCATATATATCATCTTGGTTCAAACTTCCAAGCCATACCCGTAACCCAAACTATAAAGGATGTATATCAAGGAACGGCAAATTTAGATCAAACCCGTTTGACAGTGGATGTTAAGAAAAACAGATTGTTATGCAGATTTGGAAGTGTAGTTAATACCACTTATGTATTGGATTTAACTCAAATAAAACAGGGTCGTGAACACTGGTCTAAAATGGATATGGCTTTTGGAGCAGGCGATGCTCATCATTTAGTAGTGGATGAAAATTTAGTTGTTTATTCCATTGATGCCGGAGCTACATCATATATGAGAACTCTGGATGCTGGGGGAAGTGAAACCACAGCACTCAAGCGTACTACTGGTTGGATTCCTATGGGGGATTTAGATAGAAGTGGTGTTTTGAGAAGGCTCAATATGAGGTATAAATCTGCTGATACCATAACAGCTAAAATATACACAGATGGTGATGCTTCTACCGTTGACAAAACTATCACAATTCCAGCAAACAATAGTGCAGATGATGACTGGTATAAATGTAAACCCAATGTACGCTGTAGAAATTTTATGATTGAGCTTTCAACATCGCACACTCAAACTGCTGTAGAAATTAGAAGGATGGAGGTAGAAATTGGCTAACATAGGAATTAAACCAATTGATAAAGTTTTAGAAAAAGGTATAACTCGTGTCCAAAAGCTTATTGACGATTTAAGGCGTGACCTTGATACAGAGATTGCAGAACGTAAAGCTGGTACTGGTACGGCTGTTGCAGAAGGTGAGGGTGATACATATGTAACAAATATAACAAATGAGGGTACATCAGACCACCAACTACTATCCAATGTGTATGCCGATGATCATCACGACCAAGTCCATACTGTTGCTTCTCACGATACAGGTGCAACTGGCAGTCAGTTAGATGTTTTAGTTGGAGGGGCAAATGCTACTTTACTTGGCACAAAGCTCCATTTGCACAACGACCAATACTATACAGAAACAGAATTAGATGCTTTGGCTATAACTGGTGGTGACGGAATCACTTCAACAGGGAATGTGGGGACAGGTAACCAAAATATATCAGTTGATTTAGGTACAGACCCCGGTCTTGAATTTGTCAGTAACAAACTCGAAACTAAAGTCCATACAGCTTCTACAACAAAACTTACCAAGGATAGCAATGGGGTAGGAATTGATGAAAGTATAGCTCCTACTTGGACTGGTTCTTTTCACACTTTCCAAAGGGCAATAAAAGCTACAGGAGGTGTAGATGTAAGTTCAGGGACTACAACTGAAACTGGTATTGCAAAGTTCCCACTTAGAATAAAACCAGAAGTAACAGGGGAAATTGTAGCATCTATGCTAGATGATTTTGAACAGGGATATGCTATGGTTGGATCACACTGGGAAAAACCTGAAGAAGATTATGATGAATCTTTTGGAGATTGGTCTTAGATGCCTAGGGGTGGATCAGGTGGTGGTGGAGAAATCCCCGGAGGTGAAGCTACTATCTTCACTGAAGAAAAAGAATTTACAGTACCAGCAGATAGACTTGTAAGTGGACTACTTACTGTGAATGTAAGGAATATGAATGATACAGATGTAAATATGGAATATGCTAAAAATTGGAGACTTAACCCTAATAATATACCAGATAACGATGGTGAGACCCCTGAATTTCCACCAGAGGGTACATATCCATTCTATGCTGATGAAGACTATGATGCTGTAGATAAAACACCACCGTCTTATCCTACTCCAACAATATTCTGGGATGGAAGTGATGGTGATGATAATTCTGGAAGACAATATTTGGAGGTTGATGAAGCTACTATTGGTGTTCATCAAACTAGAGTTACGTGTGTAGCTGAAAGTGGTGGTAATCTGACCAGTAAATGGTTTACGGTTTATGCTTATGAATCTGGTGCAGGG